CGAAATCTTTTACTGTATCCGGGTTGTTGGTCTTGCTACCCCACTCTGGAAGATTAATAGTGCTGCTGATAGACATATCGACGTAGTCCTGGACATCGGCTTGAAACTTAATGCGCCTCTCATAGTCCGGGGCTAGATCAAGTGCTGACTCAATCGACTCCGGTTTTACTCCATAAATGTCGATAAGTTCTTGTGCTGCACTATCAACCACATACTGGTATTTCCATCGTGTTCCGTTAGTTAGATACCTCCTTTTATAAGCTACCGCAAATAAGGGTTCGACTCCCGTAGTAGTGCCAGCCAAGATGCCAATGCTTCCTGTTGGAGCGATTGCTCGGTTTGCAACGGGACGAGATACGGAAAGTTGATCAGCAAATCGTGCAGAGGCTTTATCTGATACTCCTCGATAGACTGATAACCATCGATGCAACTCTTCGTTAACTTCATACTTGCCACCTCTCTTGATAAGCCATTCGTGCATACCCATTAAACCCAGCCCTAATCGACGGTTCTTAGCACGAACCTTATAAACCTTATCGTAAGGTAGTTGAGCACGTAGGGTACCACAGATTAGAAACTTAGTACCTAGTTCGACAACATCGGCAAGCTCCCTGATCGATTCAATACGACCCAAGTTAATACTACCCAGATTACACACATCGCTGTCATCAGCAGAAGTAACTTCAGTACAGGCGTTCCGTAGCGTCTCATCTTCATTTTCCATAAAGTTAAAACTGAAGCCCGGTTCCGCAGATCGAAGTGCTTGCTCAACATTTTTCAAGAACACTTCACCAACGTCACCCGTTTTCCAGTAGTTCAATAACCATTCAGTATCATAGTTAACGCTGATGTTGGTCATGTCAAGGGGAGCAATGAAATTAAAATCCTGCTCTTTAATCTGCTTTAATGTGTAGCCGGTATTACCGACAGGGATTCGATCCCAATCCTTAGCAGTTAAGAAGGTGGGAATATCATTATGCTTCCAATTTAGAGAGGCATAGATGGCACTGCGACGAGATCCACCCTGCATTACACGACGACCGATCTCATTGATCATCTGCATCTTAGGGATAGGACCGCTCGCAACACCACCCGTACCAGTTAAAGTACGGCCTGACTCTCGGTACACGCTGTAGTCTACACCTATACCACCACCGGTCATAAGGCAAGACTCAGACTTCCAGGATAGGTTAGCCCAATCCTCTCGCTTATCTTCCTCTGCCTTGAGCAAGAAGCAGTTGTTATAGAATCGATTCTTACGACCGGCATAGTATAGGTAACGACCACCGGGTACAAACTTTAGATCCTTAATATACTCAGTCAGTTGGTGCTGTTCTGAAACAGACATCAGGTTCTGTTCATCGTCACGAAGATTGCCACAGACATCCTTGACTAAAACACTAGCCAATTGCTGCCATGTGTCACAGCCTGTATGAGAATACTTTAGATTAAAGATATCCTCTGAAAACTTTGAGCGGAACATCGGGTTCCTATTAGACTTAAACATTGTCATATACTTTTACCTCGATTTTTTTAATTTCAATACCATCTAAACATTCTTCAACAGCGTCCAGGAGTAAACCCTCTAGATCAGATTCTACTCCTAGAGCACCGTCTGCTGGAACCCAGTACGCCTCACTATCTATAGTGGCGTATATTCTCACTCTAACCTTCATGTTACGTCGACAGTAGTGTACGGAAGACCTTACCGAAAGGATCGAAAAGATCTAAAGAAGATACAGAAACATCTGTCTTCTGGATCTTAGACCGCTCTCGGACAAGGGCAGTAGACGCCCGCTGAAGATTAGTGTACGCCTTCTCTGCTTCAGAGTACGCTTCCTTGTACGCATCCTTAGCTTCATAAAAGCTTTTATACTTCAGACGATTTAACTCGTCTGTCTTTTCCTTAATTTCTTTCTCAAGATCTTCTAAGTTCGACATATATTTTCTCCTTATCGCTCACTTAGTTCGCCGCCTAGAGCAGCGTATCCAATCAGGTCTACCCAAGAATCTCTATGATTAGGACTCTTGAATAACCTAGCCATCTTTAACCATGCCATCATTAACGCCACATCTTCTAGGTCAACAGTGGTACCCAAAATGATGGACCAACCAGTGGCAATGTCCTGAAAGTTCTTCGAAGCTTCGCCATAATCCGTCTCTCTCTGTTTGTTAATTAAATCGCCAGCCTCTTCTAACAAGATGTCACGAGTTCGGGCCATCAGTGGATCTCCTTAGAAAAATTTACACTGTACACGTTACCTTCAACCTTTACGCGCTGAGGTTCATCAACCTCGATGCGTTCGTTAGCATCGTCAATAGCATCTTGAATTACTTCCTCTAAAACAGACTCGATATGGTCAGTTAGAGCCCTCTTCTGTTGATAGCCCTCACTGTTCTTAATTTCGTCGGTTGAGAAGTCTCCCAAGAACACCTCAATCAGTCCGGTGTCTTCGTTAAAATGGAAGAAGATAGCTGAAGTATTATCAGGTAAAGCTAGTTCGTGCATTATCTTTTTAGTTTTACGTTTTGACATGTCATCTCCATAAAGTCATCGGCGTATAGTAACGCCAGTGGTCGTTTGCGGTCACCCTTTAATATAGCCACTGGTCTAGTTTTGTCAAGCAGATTATTCTCTGCCTGTTCTAATGCGGCATACACCGCGAAGGATGACCTAGACTTACATTCTACTGTCCAAGGAAACAACCTTCTCGCAAGAGGACTCAATCCAATGTCCGGGCCATTAACTCCCCCAGGGGTAGACGTGACATCATCCGGTTCTATTCCTTTTAGATTGGTGTGAAGATAGTCACGTACCCACTGCTGGAGACGCCTACCTTTGGCCTTCGCCGAAGAAGTCTTAATCTTCTTCTTGGAAGACCGTGTAGAAATTGTAGGCATTTGCGGACCTTGATTTAGGGTTGCGCTCGTAACGTAGTCCAGGCCAACACTTCTGCCTAAACCCACAGTACGAACAGTTGATTGCTAGTTTACGATTGCCGGTTGGCTTTTTGTAGAAGACTTCTTCAACATCTTCAAATCCTCGTACAAAGTTATCTTCATTCGCATCCTTTAACTTAGTAATCGTGTTCTTTATTTTGTCAACGTACTCTACTTGATCGTCTGCATCAGCTAAAACAAATTTCAGTTCTCCGCTTTCTTTGTTGATAGCAATCCAACCACCAGCCTTAACACCTGGATAAGTTTCAGCAACAGCCTCAGTATATCCAAACAACTGAGGTAGATATCCAAAGTCATCATTATTCTTTAGTGCGTCGTAAGAAACAAACTTCTTTTCAAACGCAAACTTTGAAGCACTCTTGATATCCCATACAGAGTATGTGTTACCATCCTTAATGATTAGGTCTAGTTCACCGGATAGTTTTTCGTTATCGCTGATAGGCATCTGAACACGCATATTCAACTCTACGATCTCGATACCTGCCGCTAGTAACATAGCGACGGCGATGACTTCTGTCATATCACCGTACAGCATCTTAACCTTAAACGTGTCAGACTCCTGTATCCTTTCCCAACCTAGCTTTTCTGCATGAAGCTGGCAAAAGGGCTTCCCGACCTGGGAGAGGGAGGGTAATCCCCCCCGCTTCCGGCCCGACCAATTGAACTTAGTCAGCTTAGAGTTAAACATCTGACTGGCTCTAAAGATAATGTCTTCGGGGATCTTGGGACTACCCGCTAAGAAGACCTCCATCTTTTCCTGTATAGCATTCATTATGCTACCTCAGTTACATCTTCAAAGTCATCATGCATCGTCGTTACCATGTTCTCTCGCATCTTCTCAACAACTTTCTCGTTCTCAATCTTGATAAGATCAAGAAAGCTTTGAAGGGTATCCTTTCCTTCATCCGTAAGTGTGTGCATATTAACAAGATCTGGCTCGTACTTCAATACAATGAAACGATTAGAACCACGCTTCTCGATAACGTATGATAGCTTGATATCATGATGGATAGGCATACACTGCTGACGAACCATCTTGCCCATAACCTGAGAGATCTCATAGAAGTTTGAAGGTCCAAGACGCATACGCACGGGTAAGTCTGTCACCTCTACAGGTGTACCATCAGGCTGTACCGCATCAGAGATGGTTACTGTACCGAATACGTTACGTCCAAGCTTAACCTTACTCAAGTTAGCAAACGTCACCGGATCTTTTCCTCGTAGCTTCTCTCGCTCTTTAGAAGGAATCCAGCCACACTTATCTCCTCCTTGCCAATCTAAAGCAGACTGGTCGAAAGATTTAAAATGCTGCGACATATTGGCATACTTGTTCTGATCTGAATCAAAGACAGAAGTCTGCATGGTATCCAGATAGATACGGATCTTTACGTCAGTACCATAAGCAACCCCAAAATCTGCATTCTCAATCTTAACTCCAGGAGCAGGGACAGTCCAGTCCTTCTCGTTGTGCTCTACGGTAGTCTCTCGGTTTAGTTTAAGTTCTGCTAGGCGAGGACCACTTTCTGAAATGGTGTACAGTGCTGATAGATCACCGCCTTGAACATCGAAGGTAACTAGGTCTTGTGCGTTCATTCTGTTTCTCCTTTTGTCTGAACGTTGACGTGCTTATAACATACTGAATCTGAAAAGTCAAGCAAAATCTTCCTGCTCCATCCAATTTTTTCCGCGAGACATCTCGACATCCAACGGTATATAGGTATCCAAACCAAATCTGTCAAGGGCTTCTCGTTGAGCATCGAGCAAACACTTGGGACCGATCTGCTTCACAATAGCTAACTCCTCTGGATGCGTGTCGATAAGTACAGAATCATGTACAGTATTGATCACCTTACTGCGTAAACCCAT